ATGGAGTTATCAAAATCACACTCAAAAATGGATCTCATGGAGTTAATCAATACATTAGACCTTAAAGTCGTATTCAGTCACGCTGATAATAAGAAATCTATTCAAGATAAATTACTTGAACTATTACAAAATAAAGAACTTCAAAAAGATTTTAAAGTTAATAATGTTTACAAAATTAAATCTTATAAAGATTTGAAATATTATCTCATCAACAAGAACCCTAAAAAAACATTAACTATTAAAGAAAAAAATGATGTTATGAAAATATGTAAGAATATTATCCATTATTGTAATAATGGTCAGCTTGTCGAATTAAGTAATTATTATAATGATAAACAACAAATACATGATGATATGTTATATATTATACAATTCGGTGATATACCTTCTGTTAGACGATGCTGTAAGCTAATGAATAAATTTAAAAAACTTGAAGAGCATTATATACCTTTGATTTCACCACAAGTACAAAAAAGAATCAATGATAAAATGAATACTAAAACAACTATACTCAATAAACTTGTTATTAAAAGAGAACCTGTAACTATTTCATTTTCTTAATTTCTTTAAGTGATGCGTAAAAAAAACATAATTTTTATGTATGCTAAATATAAATGACTAGATTACAACAAGATTTAATAAATGGTAAAAAGGCTGAACATAAAGTTAAACCAATACTTCAAGAATTATTCGGTAAATTAAAATCAACGGATACTTATAATGATAAAGAACGATTTGATTTTTATAACAAATCATATTTCATCGAGCATAAAGATCGACCCACAACTAAATTCGGCAGATATGATTCATTATTTTTTGATAAAGTCAAGTATAATAGATATTTAAGTCTTGTTAAAGATAATCCTAAATTAAGATGTTTTATTGTATGGAGCTGTAAAGATGATAGATATATGTGGGAGTTTACACAAGATACAGAAGAATTTTATGAACAAGTTAATTGTTTTGATCGTGGGCGTGGTGGTGTTGAAGCTACAAAAATGATACATGTACCTAACAAATATATCTCTCCTTTCAGTGATTTTTATGCAGAATAATTATTCTAACCATACTATATCTCTCGGTAAATTCATTTTGTAGCAATAATAGAAACAATCGAAATTACAAGCGTTTTTCCAGTTTTCAGGAGTTTTACCTTCTATCTGTTTATTAAAATGAATTCTTTTACGTGGTATGATTATCTGTAATGGTTCATCTGTATTTTTAAAGTTTTCTCTTATATATTGAGTACATATTTTACTACAAGGTAAAATCAATATAAATGGTTTATCTAATATTTTTAATCTGTTTAATATTTCTTTACTTTTACTAAATGGTGGATTACTTACAATTACATCTCCTTTATTACTTATAAAAAAATCATCGTAATCATGAATAACATTAAAACCCATATCTTGTAAATATTCACCGCTTTTACCATCACCCATAAATGCTTCCCATATAACTTTATCTTTTGGTATATATTGTTTTATATTTTCCCACGCATATTTAGGGGTCATATAATCATCGTGTTTTAAAAATGTTTTTGTGTGAAATCCAGCCATCTATATTTTACTTAAGATTATAATTTAAAATTTTAATCTAAACTATATATAAAATGGATATTGATATCGGTGAAATCCCTGAAATTATTTCTAAAGCAAGACCTAATCTTAAACATAACAGTGTAAAACAATATGAAGCTCAATTAAGAAAATTACGAAATATCTTTAAAAGTGATAATTATGATTTCTTAAAAAAACCTGAAAAAGTTAAAGATAATATTCAAGAATTACATTTTACAAGTCAACGTAATATTTACAATGCTATTGTTATTTTATTAATGGCTCTCAACAGTGATAAAGAATATGATAAACTTATACAAACTTATGGGGAGATGCGTGATGAATTAAATAATAAATATGAACAAGAACAAAAATCAGGAGTTATTAGTGATAAACAAAAAGCGAATTTTGTTGATATGAGTGAAATTGAAAGTATGATCTCACAACTGAAATCTCAAGTTATGCCCTTAAAGAAAAAGAATAAATTAACAAAAATGGATATTTCAACTATTAGAGCATGGGTTCTATTTAATATGTTAAGTCGTATCCCTACTCGTAATGACGCATCTAATCTTTTGTATATTTCACAAAAGGCTTATAAGCTTTTAACTGATGAAGAAAAACAAAAGAATAATTATCTTGTTAATGAAAGAAACAATATGAAATTTATATATAATGTTTATAAAACAAGTAAGAAGTATGGTGAAAATATTATCCCTGTACCTGCTGATTTAAAACCTATTATGAGAACTTATATTAAATTAATGGATTATAAAACAGGAGATAATATTATGCCTATGAGCCGTAACGCCATCTCACAACTGTTATTGAAAACCAGTAAAAAACTTATTGATAAAAGTATATCGAGTACGATGATTAGAAAATCATATTTATCTAGTAAATATGATTATGAAGAAATGAAAAAAGACGCAAAGATGATGGGTCATTCGACAGCTACCGCCCAAAAAATATACACAAAATCAGCTGAATAATTTTTTATAATTATATTTTTTTATTATTTAATGAAAATTAAGCATTAAATACCGAGAACTGACCATCGTTCAATTGAGCTACACGATGATATTCACACCAGTTTCTCATCGTGGTTACAGCACCCCGCATATCAGTCGCCTTGATATGAAGTTCAATACCACGAACACCTACACGACCACCGGTGAGCCTTGTAGAATTTAAGAAGAAATTACCGGATAATTGAGCTTTCGTATCTAATCCTTCGAACTTAGCAGTAGCACCATATCCTACACCCTGTCTACTATATTCATCACGAGTAATATGAACCATGACCTGTGAATCTTGTAATAGTGAATAAAGACGAGCTGTATTAGTAATATTAGATGAAAACTCAAATTTATCATTATATCTTAAATTGTATGAAAAACCACCAACAAGATGACTTGCGTTTCTAGTTGTAGATAATGCTCCTAGACCTTGTAGGAGATCATCTTCATTCTTTCTATCAGCATTAAATACAGTTAATACTTTACTTACTTCACGATTAGCCATACCCAGATTTCTTACAGTATCATTTTGTAGAGATGCTTGTGTAACACTTGTAGATACAGCACGATAATCAACAAACGAAAAAGTCATTTGTTTATTCGCATCAGCATATCGCTCCATTTCATCCGTCGCACCATAGTAAACATAATCAGCACAAAATTTAAGTTCATTACGGTCAATCAAGAACTCCTGATCAGCAGTCCCACCAAGTTTAACAGCACGATGCGTCTTCGGTGGTCTAAATGTAAGTTCAATAGTCAGGGGCATATCCATCATATAAAGTGGTAGCTGTGTAGTCTTCATGAAAGGGAATAAATCACCAATATCAATAGAATAACTCGGTGATTGTTCAGGAGTAGCACCATCCATAGTAGCAAAAGGCATCTGTAAAAATTGACTAGTAGTCCCATCATCAGTAATATCACGTCCTACTTCTAAACCATAATGTGTCGCTAAATTAGACGTACCAGTATCAGCTATATCATATCTAAAGGCGTGGTTCATACAACGACCAGTCGTATATAACTCACGTTCTACATTATTTTCATTAGAAATTCTTGTAGAATGAAATGCTTGAAGATGATCCCACGAAGAAATTTCATTAATAACAACATTACCACATTTTAGAACTGCTTTCTCAACAAGATTACCTACACCGACACCGACAGGATACATAGCACGAGAGACATCAGCAGGGGGAACCAGTGAAATAAATACCTTCGATTTACTGTGTAGAAATCCCTTCTGTTGAAGCTGAAATCTAGCGAAACCAGTAACACTATCACCTGAACCTTCTTGAAAGACTACGCTTTCTAGCAAATCAGTTTCGATTTCTTGAATGTAATTAACCGGAACAGAACCAAGACGCATGAAATCCGGAATATTAGGGGCAAATTTACCCATAGTAGGCGGAGCTTTATTTAGGGGCGGTGGCTCATCAGTTACGAAAGGGGGTTGTCCTGTAGCACTCATATTTATATAGTTAGTTATATAAATATTATATCACAAAAATAAAAAAATAAAATTGTATAGAAATATAAAATATTAATCTAATGAATAAAATCCATCTTTATCTTTTTTAATTGTAAATTTTTCAGCTACAATATTATGAATTAAAGCAGGGTCATCTTCATCTTCATCGCTCTCACTTGTGAGATCTTCACTTAAACAATCCCCATCATATAAAAAACTTACATATTCATATAATTCTTTTACAAATGTAAATGTATCTTTATCAATTTTATTATCGAAATGTTCTTCAACAAACATAATTATATCATTTTTATCACAACTCATTTTATATTAAATATATATTTTATTTTTGATAATTTTACTTATTGGATCATTTGAACCCCATTAGCTGACCATACTAATACCGCACGGCTCTTAACATAAATGAATACCGATTGTGGTGAATCATCATTTAAATCACTTTCAATAGATACTCCCCATTGTTCCCGTGAAAAATCGGCACCTAAATTAAACTGATTGTACAGCATTCCAAGACCAAACAGGGCACCCCCATCTGCTAAATCATTATAACTATCATCAGCCGTCCCCAAGTTATATGCTCGGTTATTGTTTTGTGAAGAGACAGAACACCTATCATCAATATAAGTAGGAATTACACTATCAACAAATTGTTTTAATACTTGTGGATCTACAACAGCAACATTATTATCTTTGTCGAAGTTAGTTACGATATCATACTCGCAGGGAAATTTAGAACCACCACGTAGCCACTGAATTCTTTTTAGGAAGGCGAGTTCTCCACCGGATTTAGAAGGGTAAGTCGTAGCATTACCATTCTGTGTAATTGTATTAATATGAGAAGATGGACAGAAATTCATGAATACAGATTGTACTTGTTTTAGACCTAGACTGAATTGTAGTTGAGCATTCGTAGAATTAATAGACGTATATAGAGAAGTAATCGTATTAAATTCACGCTGTCCCGATGATTGTTTAGACATTGTAGCCATCTGATCAGCGGGAATATCTTCTATCTCACAAGTGAGTTCTAATTCACTCAATTGATAATGAGCATCACTAACATTAGCACTACTACCATCCGGATTAAACAGACACGCTTGGTCCGGTGAAAGGTGAATTTCGATTTGTATCCCCCCAAAACTACTATCCATAAGATTAATCG